GGTGAAAATCTGTGATAAAGAATCCATCATTGAAGTTGCCGAAAAACTGTACAAATGGATTACACAATAGAAAATGACGTAAAGTCAGGTAGCAATAGTTGTGCACGCCCTGACTTTAAACATTAGTCTAATTCAAAAACAACATGTCCTTTACCAGCAGCTATGTTAATTAGCTCTGATGTTAATTTGCATCCTGCATTGGTACAAATGAGAGTTACGTTATTCTTTGACGCAGCCATAGCAATGTTGATTAGTTCTGAAGTTAGTTTTGATTTACAGTTAATCTTTACACTTCCACCTGCGTTGAGGATGTTGATAATTTCACTAGTTAATTTCATAAACAATAATTTTTTAAATTCGACAGTTGTAAAAGTAGTAATAAAAAACAAAGAGCGCATCCATTTCAGCAATAATTTTAAAATTCGACACTTTATTTTTATTAGGGTGTGCTCTTTAACTAATAAATGTATAGAAATGAAGATAAGAATAGGAAAATCTTTTGATAAAGAAACAAATGAAGTCTTTTATCAGCTACAATTTAAATTGGATGGAGAACGGACCTATAACGCATATTCTTATGATGTTTTTAAAGAGGAATCTGACGCAAAAGAAGCTCTTAACAAACATCTAAATGGTGAACGTGAATACACTTATTTTGTGAGTGCTGAAAAAGTTAAAAGAACAATCAAAGGGAACCGCGTAGATGTGAAAAAAGTATTAGCATTTCATGTTATGTCAGCTAAATCAGATTTACCAGGTTCTCGTATCTGGGTGAAAATTAACTAATAAAAAGATAGTAATAAATATGGGAACATTTATTTTTAGACTATGCATTGATAATACACTTTGCTTAGTTACCGCTTTTGATAAAATAGAAGCAGAACACATGTTGGAGAAAAACAAAGGCATCATCTCAAAGGCCGAGTATTATTTTGTTGGGGTAACGAGCGGGGTGATTACTATTAGTAAAGATGGAAATTTAACTTATTAAATATCGGAAATGAGTAAAAAGAGATTTACAGATGACCGTAAACAGCTTTTAATACGGTATAAGATAGATGAAAAAGGATGTGTTTCTTTTATAGACCCCTGCTGCGATGAAATTCCAATTTGCCTTTTCGGTAAAATAATGGAAGCTATATCAAATGTAGAACAAGAATGGAACTGTAGAATTGCTAATAAGGTCGACTCTCTTCTGCCTAATATTACATTCGAGAAACCAACACTCAGATAAGAATAAATATGAAATTCTGTGATTTACCGATTGAAACCCAACAACGATTAAATTGCGAACGATTGAATTTACATAATCGTTCAATTAATAGTGCATACGAAGTGCTATTGTATAATCAACCTGGTACTCGTTATTTTCATGCAAGACGTCATCAAAATTCGTGGTCTGATGATAAAGGTAACTATATGCCGTTTGGAGGTGGTTCTGAATGGACGCTGCAATATGGATGTATAGGTTTCTCTCGTAAGAAACAAGTAATGGGTTACGATTATGAATTATGTCGTGGCAAGACCTATTCTAAGTCTGCAAATGGGACAATTATTCCAGCTTCCGTAAAAACAAAGAAGGAAGTTTTGAGTATAGCAAAAGCGATTGGAATATTGAAAACATTGGTTTAATTAAAGTTGATATACAATATGGGTAAAACAATAGTTAATGAAATCGAGAAATGTACACAATGTCCGCATTGTACAATTCTTCCAGACCCAGAACCGTATGATTGGTTTTGTGACGATGACGTAAAACTCTTCTGTGAAAAATTAAAAAGGACAGTAGCCGCTGCACTTCGACCCTACGAAAGTGACGAAGTTGATATTCCCAGTGATTGTCCTCTGGAATAAAATATAATAATAAGAAATATGAACGAAACATTGGAACAACAAATTAAACGTCTGGAATTCTGTCGTGATTGCATTGACCAGTCTTATAAAGCTGGGAGAGATGAATACAATCGCCTTGAACGGATGATTGAAGAATTGAAAGAAAAACAAAAATAAGAAAACACATAGAAGAAAGAAATGATTATGGAAGTAAATAATGGAATAATAATTAATGGAGTTTTGCATGAGTTTGTCATACCGAGCGAATCCCCTTGTTTAGAGTGTTCTTTAAAGAATGAGTGTGGTACTTATTTAGGTGATAGGTTGTATTCAGATCCATGCGATGTTTTTAATTCATGTAGTGGAATATTTGTAATACGTGCCAAAGTAAAGATAGAAACGGAGGATTAACTATGGGATTTACAACACCTGTGTTTATACTCAAAAACACACCGGAGCTTCGAGATAAGTTAGTTCGTTTAGGGTATAAAATAGGATATGAAAGGTATATAAACGATGATTTTTTAGCGACAGACAATGATGAGATGTTTGGAATTGATGTTCCATATCCTCCTGAACAATGTAATGGGTATATTCATTGCGGAACTAATGAGGCTTTGTTCCTTGCCATAGCCGCATTGAGAGACGATACTGACGATTCACAATGGTTTGTATATCCTCCTGAAAATATTTGGTTTATATGCGATGACGATGACATCAATTATGCACGAGAAAATATTAAAGATAGTGTACAGGCGGCATGGTTCCATTGTAGTCATAAGGCAACGGTGAAAGAGCTTATAGAACATTTTAAATCTGTTTAGAGAAATGAGTTATGATTTTTTAGGAGACATAGATCGAATAGGCATGGATACCTACAAGCAAGGTGAAGAAGATGCCAAGAAAAGAGCTATAGAAATTCTGGCTTCTGTTTTAGAGAATTGGGTACATGGTGGTGATGCAGACTGTATCATTGCCGAATTTGAAGAAGAACTAATGAAAAAATGATAACGATATGGCACAGTTTACAACACAAGTTGCAACAAGCATAGAGCAGTCGCAACAATTAATAGAGCTAGGTGTAAAACCTGAAACAGCAGATTTGGTATATCGCTGTATAAAATCAAAAACTGATTCATTGGAATGGGAACTACAATTGTGTCCGCCATCACTGGAAAACATAGATAACAATGACATTCCAGCATGGAGCTTGGTCCGGTTACTTGAACTGCTTCCTTATGAGATTCCTTGCGACAAACCAAATGTTCTTCACCATCCAGAACTGATTAAGTATGAGGATGGGTATAACTTCTCCGTATGTAGATATACCGTAGATTGCTTTGCTGGTACTCCTATCGAGAACAGCCCTTTTGACAGTTGTGTGTCTATGATTAAGTGGCTTATTGTAAAAGGGTATTTTAGCAAAGAATTTTTGCTATGAGAAGAATGCCTTTTACTCTTATGGATGATCCATGCTATCATCCATTCTGCAAGTTCCCGGAAGAATATTACTGGAGGATGCCTTTATGGAAAGACAGGGACAAGGTTAATTCACGTACATTTTTAGGATGGTGTATGCGAGTAATAGAAAAGGTGTACTTAGCAATGCAAACAGAGCCAACCATTCTACAAACTCCTCCTTCTTTGATAAACCGGTATGTACCTCCGACACCAGAGCATCTTTATTCAATGCAGATAATAATTCCTTCTCGACCTCTTGCCTATGACGTTCAAGAAGAATTGCGTAGTTGTATAGAGTTACGCCAGCTGTACTCACACCAATGGTCAACACGACTGTCAGACAAAGAAATACCACGCGGGTACATAGCGGTTCTTGAAAATTATCATGGAGGGAAACTAATATCCCGTATAGGCTTGCGCTGGCTACGAGTACACCCTGCCAAAATTCTGATCTTTTCTGAAAAGCTTTAAAAGACAGTTTACTGTTTTCTTTGTGGTTGTCTTCGTAATATTTATTAGGTGTTTTGTACATGATTAAAAATATTTATTTCAAATAATAGTAGCCAACATGATATTCATTATCATAGTTGGCTACAAATTTAATAATAATGTGTATAATCGAATATAATCGTATTTAAATAAATGAACAAAGAAAGGAAAGGTAGATTCAACGATGTTATTAGTTCCCTGGAAGAAGCGAAGGGAGAAGTGGAGGACATCTTAAATGAAGAGCAAGACTCTTACGATTCTCTCCCAGATGGATTACAAATGTCTTCCAGAGGAGAAAAGATGCAGGACTATATCGGCTTGATGGAGGACTGTATAAGCAAGATAGATGAGGTCGTTGGGTTTGTGGAAGAGAAAATAATAAAGAAAAAATAGATGCTTTATTTTGTAGGTATAAATAGAAATACTTATTTTGCAAATAAAAACTTATGATGGATAGAAAAGAGTTATCGTTTATGATTAAAAATA